TTTTATTATGACGTGTAATTATGTAGAAAGAATAATTGATCCTTTACAATCTAGATGTCAAGTATTAAAGATAATACCTCCAAGTAAACAAGAAGTAGCAAAACATTTAAATAAAATTTTAATTGAAGAGATAGGAGAAGGATGGAATGTAGAAGCCCTTGTAGATATAGTTAACACTCATTACCCAGACATAAGAAAAATGTTAAATACTATTCAATTATCAATTAAGGATAAAAAATTAGTATTAGATAAATCAATAATAGTTTCAAATAATTATATGAATGAAGTTTTAGATGAATTAAAAAAATCAAAACCTAATTGGAGAACTATTAGACAAATTATATTAAACTCAAATGTTAAAGATTTTGAGGAATTATATAGATTCCTTTATGATAAATCTAGTATTTATGCTTCAGGAAATGAAGGATTAGTTACAATATATTTAAATGAATACTCATATCATTCTCAGTTTAGAATAGATAAAGAAATAAACATAATGGCAGCAATAGCCAAAATAATAGAAATAAAATAAATAAAAAACCATGAATCAAAATCAAACCCAAGCGGCCCCAAATGTAGATTTAAAAAACACTACATCAATTGAAACTCCAAAAGGAAACAAAATATTTCAACAAGGAGTAATTCTTAGACAAGTATCTAAATTCGTAGTAGGTGCAAGTGAAGACGCCATTTTACCAATCCCTGTATTTTATGACCCAGAAACAGGTAAAGTATTAGAACAAACACTTCCTAAAGAATTGAGAGAAGAATTTAAGGATCAAATATTGTGAGAAATATCTTTGATTGGCTGAATGAAGTTACATTAACTAAAAGACCAGTTAAGGATATCCCTGAAGAATCTTGGGAAAAGTGGAATTCTTATATGATGCATCGTTATTTGTCAATGCATGTGGGTTATGTTGAGATAGTAAACTATGTCCAAAAACTTAACCCACAAAGTAAGAAACAAATATATAACATTTATAGACAACTTATTCCTAAGAAAAAAATTTGGTTAAAATATATTAAAAACCAAAATAAAACATATAAACAAGAATTAAAAGAACATATATCTAGGTATTTTAAATGTGGATTAGCAGAAGCAAATCATTATATTCATATCCTACCCCTAGAAGAGATAAAACTTATATTATTTGAAATGGGGGTAGATGATAAAGAAATTAAAAAAATATCTAAATGAGCAAATTGGAAGAATTACTTTATAGTGCTGAAGAACATGGAAAAAGACAACAAATGTTTGAAGAAATAAAAAAAGTAAGAGATAAGAACCCAAAATTTACATTAGAGCAGCAATACGAGCAAGCATATCAAAACGTAATGAAAACATGAAAAAAAGTAAAGTTATAGCAGCATTAAAATCCCAGGCGTTAGCTGATAAAGAAAAGGCATTAATGGCTTTAGATTTACTAGAAAATCAAGCAGTTGGAATAGGTGATCACACAGCAAATGATTTTTTAGCAGATGCAACTGAAGCATTAAATTTACTAGCTGAAGCTGATGATAGGTTAGAAGCAATAGAAAAGTATTTTACCACTAAAGAATTAATATGAAAAAACCAGTATCACCTTGTATAGGGTATGATTTTGAAGTATTACACATTTTTGAAGAAGAGTATCCTGAATTATCAAAAGAATTTAAAAAAATTCAAGATGAAATGTATGAAACCTTTGCTCGTAAGCATATGGATTATGGTTTACAAAATATCTCATTAGGTGGGGATTTAACTAAAGACAATGATAAAAAATTTTCATTAACTGGATTAGCAATTAGACTAACTGATAAAGTATCCAGACTAAGAAATTTATTGGTAAATGGGAAAAGTTTTGTAAAAGGTGAAGGAATGGAAGACACGTTTCTAGATGTAGCTAATTATGGTATAATTGGTTTATTAGTTGGACGTGATAAATGGAAAAAATAAGTGAGAAAGGTTCCTAAAATAGTAAAAGAAATTCAAAGTTATGTTCCTAAGGCAATTAACTATGCTGTAGAAAAGAATATATCATTTTCCCAACTTTCAATGTATGATAGTTGTGCTCATAGGTGGGCCTTACAATATAGAGATGGTCATAAAATATATACACCTAGTATGCATGCTGTGTTTGGTAAAGCACTACATGAAGCCCTTCAACATTACCTAGACATAATGTATAAAGAAAGTGGTGCCGCGGCTGATAGAGTAGATATTTTAAGTTTCTTTAAATCCCAACTAAAAGAACATTATTTAGATGATTATAAAAAAAACAACAATACCCATTTCTTTAAAGATGGAGAATTACAAGAATTCTACCAGGATGGAGAAAATATAATTAATTACTTTAAAAAACATAAGGGAAAAACCTTTTCTAAAAAAAGAACTTATTTAGTAGGATGTGAAATTCCTATTATAGTAAACCCAAATAAAATGTTTTCTAAGGTTAAATTTCAAGGATACCTTGATGTTGTAATGTATAATGAAACATTAAATAGATTTACAATATACGACATTAAAACATCAACAAATGGGTGGGGTAAATGGGCATTATCTAATAAAAATGCTATTAAACATTACCAATTAGTATTATATAAAAAGTTTTTTGCAGAACAGTTTGGAATACCAGAAAAAGATATTGATATTGAGTTTTTCATAGTTAGAAGAAAAGTTTATGAAGATGGGGAATATCCTCAAAAAAGAATACAAAAATTTATTCCTTCTCATGGAAAAACAACAATTAACAAAGCTACAAATGTATTAAATGATTTTATAAGAGATGTATTTGTTGGGAATGAATATAACCAAAAAGCTTATAAACCTAGTTTGGCAAATCCCAACAACTGTAGGTTTTGTCCTTATCATGGGGGAGATTTATGTCCTGGTACAAAGAACAGAGTCTTATAATACGTATGTACAAATATAAAAATATAAAAAATGGCTAATAAAGATATGACACTAACAAGTGTAAAAGTAAAAAGTGATTTATTTGAAGAATTTAAAATTCAATGTGTGAGGAGGAAGTTTTCATTTCAAAAACTTTCAGATCGTGCAATTTATCTATATCTCACAGATGAAGAATTTAGGAAACAGATCAGCAACCACACAAATTTAGAATTAGAAAAAATATAAGTATATGATAAAAGAAGGTTTTATAGAAAAAGATAAAAGGAAAAAAATACTTTTATTATGCGATGATATTAGAGTTCATTCTGGTATAGCTCATGTTGGGAAAGAAATAGTCTTAAAAACATGCCATCATTATAACTGGTGTCAAATAGCAGGTGCTGTAAAACACCCAGATAAAGGGAAAATAATAGAATTAGGAGATTCACTTGATAAAGAATACAACATTAAAGATGCATCAGTAACTTTATATCCAACAGATGGGTATGGGGATTCTAGAATTTTAAGAGAATTAATGAAGAAAGAAAAACCAGATGCTATCTTATTCATTACAGACCCAAGATATTTTATGTGGGCATTTCAAATTGAAAATGAAATAAGAAAAGAAATTCCTATTATGTATCTTAATATTTGGGATGATTACCCTGCACCTCAATATAATGAAAATTTTTATGAATCATGTGATGCTTTATATGGAATTTCAAAACAAACAGTTAATATAAATAAAATTGTTTTAGGAGATAAAGCAAAAGATAAAGTTATAGAATATTTACCTCATGGTCTTAATGAAGATATATTTACACCTTTATCTCAAGATAACAAGATATTATCTGAAATGAAAAAACAGATATTCCAAAATGATCAATTTGATTTCGTATTATTTTTTAATTCTAGAAATATTAGAAGAAAACAAATATCTGATACTATATGGGCTTATAAAATGTTTTTAGACAGTTTACCTAAAGAAGAAGCAGAAAAATGTTGTTTTGTACTTAAAACTCAAATGTCAGATAACAATGGAACTGATTTAGTAGCAGTATGTGAATATCTATTTGGAGAAGATTGGAATAAAAACATCCGTTTTGTCGATGGTCGTTTATCACCAGAACAAATGTCTGCTTTATATAATATGTCTGATGTTACTATTTTACTTACTTCTAATGAAGGGTGGGGATTAGCATTAACTGAAAGTTTGTTAACAGGTACTCCTATTATAGCTAATGTTACAGGAGGAATGCAAGATCAAATGAGATTTATTGATGAAGATGGGAAATGGTTTACACCTTCTCCGCAAGTACCTTCGAATAACACAGGTAAATATAAATCTCACGGTGAATGGGCATTTCCAGTATATCCTGCGTGTAGATCGCTTCAAGGTTCGCCTATAACGCCATATATTTGGGATGATAGATGTAAACCCGAAGATGCTGCTGATAGAATTAAAGAAGTGTATAATTTATCACCTGAAGATAGAAAATCAAAAGGAGAAAAAGGAAGAGAATGGGCTATATCAGAAGAAGCAGGATTTACCTCAGAATATCAAGGTAAAAGATTTATTGAATATACTGATAAGTTATTTAATACTTGGGAACCTAGAGAAAGGTATGAATTTTTAGATAGTAGCGAATACAAAACAAGAACATTAAACCATAATTTAGTTTATTAATGAAGAATACATTTTACATAAGTTGCCCAATTGATACTTACAGTGGGTATGGAGCCAGAGCAAGAGATTTTGTTAGAGCTTTAATAGAATTAGATAAATATGAAGTTAAAATATTACCTCAAATGTGGGGGAATTGTCCTTGGGGTTTTATTGATGATAACCCAGAATGGGAATTTTTAAGAAAACATTTTGTTGAAGGTAACCAATTAAATGAACAACCTGATATATGGTGTCAACATACTATCCCTAGTGAATTTAACCCAATAGGAAAATATAATATAGGTTTAACTGCAGGAATTGAAACTACAGTCCCAAATCCAAAATGGATTGAGGGATTAAACAAAATGGATTTGAATTTAGTTTCTTCCAAACATTCAAAAGATGTATTTGATCATGCTACCTTCAAAGGAAAACAACCAAATGGTCAAGAATTTGAATTAAAATCAATAAAACCAATAAAAGTATTAATTGAAGGGGCTGATTTAGAGTTATATAAACCTCATAAAGAATTTAATAGTGAAGATTTGTATGAGGATATAAATTCAATCCCTGAGAGTTTTGCTTATTTGTTTGTAGGACATTGGATGCAAGGAGGTTTAGGACATGATAGAAAAAATGTAGGTTTAATGGTTAAAGCCTTTTTAGAAAATTTTAAAAATAAGAAAAAAGTACCTGCCCTTATTATGAAATGTAGTGGTGCTGGTTCTTCATATATGGATAGAAGAGAGATATTAAAAAAGATTCATGAAATAAAAAAGACAGTCCCTTCTAAAAAATTACCAAATATATATTTACTTCATGGAGAGTTTACTAACGAAGAAATAAGTGAATTATATAACCATCCTAAAGTAAAGGCAATGGTTAACTTAACAAAAGGAGAAGGCTATGGTAGACCTCTATTAGAGTTTAGTTTAGTAAATAAACCTATTATTAGTACTAATTGGTCAGGTCATATAGATTTTTTAAGCCAAGAATTTACATGCTTATGTGGAGGAAAATTAAATGATGTCCACCCATCAGCTAGAAATGAATGGATAGTAGAAGGATCTAAATGGTTTGATGTTGACTTAGGCAATGTAGGTTTTTTCTTAAATGATGTATTTGATAACTATAAAAAGTATAAAAATTTAGCTAATAGACAAGGATATGTAAGTAGAGAAAATTTTTCATTTGAAAAAATGAAATCTGATATTGATTCAATATTAACAGAATCACTTCCTATTTTTCCAAAAAGTGTCCCCTTAGAATTACCTAAACTTAAATTGCCAAAACTTAAAAAAGTAGAAGCATGAATGTAAATAACTCTATAGAAGAAAAAATGTATACTTTTACTGTTGATCATCTTCAATATTATAATTTCCCCCCTATTAAAAATCGTTTAGATTTAAATAAACCTGTTAATATCTTAGAATTAGGAGCTTATGAAGGTAGATCTGCTATTTTTATGCTTGAAAATTTTTGTAAACATAAAGATAGTAGAATAACTACGGTAGATTTTGAATTAAACCCACAAAAGGAAATATTAAAACAAAATATACAGATATGTAATAATAATAAATTAAAATATATAGAAGAAAATTTTTTTACAAGTTTACCTAAACTATTAGTTGAAGAAAATAAATATGATTTAATTTATGTTGATGGGGGAAAAGATAGTAAAACTACTATTTTCCAAATAGTTAATTGCTGGCAGTTACTAAAAGAAAATGGAATTTTGTATATGGATGATTATGGGTGGGGAATAAACCCTCCATTAGAGGAAAGGCCTAAAGAAGGAATAGATTTTTTCCTTTCATTATATAAAGACGATTATGAATTAATATTCCAAAATTGGCAAGTTGCTATAATAAAAAAATAAAAAATGAACGCAGATAGTTTAACAGAATGTAAAAGATGTGGATCAGATGCATGTTATGTAACTGAAGTAAACGAAAATATTAAAAATTATTTTTGTTATGGTTGTGGTTTTCAATCAAATTCTTTAATGAAAAAAGGTGAGTTATTTTTTGAAGAACAAATGGAATTACTTCCTAATTTATATAAAGAATTAATGGGTGAGGATGAAGATGGAATAATTTGGATGCCTACTACAATTAATAAGCCAGAAAAAGGAATGGTATTTGCTAATGGTTCTAATGGTGATAATTGGAAATGGGCTGCGGTTCAAGCAGTACCTGTTAAGGATGAAGAGAAAGAAAAATATCCAATACCAAATAAAAAAGGAGAATATTATAAATGGAGAATGGATATGGATACTATAAAAGAATTTGAAGAAAAAGATTTTATGGACGCATTAGAATGTATAGGAATGTTTGAAAATCCTGTGGAAAATTAAAAATTTATTCATATATTCCCCCTATGAAAATAAGTTATGCAATTCCTGTTTGTAATGAAGTAATAGAAATTAAGAAATTAGTTAACTTTCTATTAGAGAATAAACGTGAAGAAGATGAAGTTGTTGTCTTGTACGATATTAACAATGGAGATGTTAAAGTAGAAGAATACTTAAGAGAAACTTTTTATTTAAATCCAATATCCTTTAGTTGGCATAAGTATGAATTTGATGGTCATTTTGCTAACATGAAAAATCACCTTACTTCATTATGTAGTGGAGATTATATATATCAAATTGATGCAGATGAACTTCCATCAAAATCTATACTTGAAGACTTATGGGCTATATTAGATATGAATAGAACTACAGATGTTCTTTTAGTACCACGAATAAACACAGTAGAGGATTTAACTCAGGAATATATCCAAAAATGGGGGTGGAGAATTAATAAAAAAGGATGGGTTAATTTTCCAGATTATCAGTGGAGAATTTATAAAAATGATGGGACAATAAAATGGAAAAATAAAGTTCATGAAAAATTAGAAGGGTATAAAGTTATGTCTCAATTACCACCAGAAGAAGAATATTGTTTACTTCATGAAAAAACATTACAAAAACAATTAAAACAAGTAAAATTATATCAAGGTATAGATGAAAATGTAAAAGAAAAAATATGAGATATTATGGACAAAACATAGCAGGAACTCAAGTAGATAGATTCCTTCATTTAAACTATTTCCCTCATAAAAAAAATGGATTTTTTATAGAATGTGGTGCTGCAGATGGGTTTAATTTATCCTCATGTAAATTTTTTGAAGAATCTATGGGATGGAAAGGTATTAACATGGAGGCTTCTCCTGACAAATATAAAAAATTAATAGAAAATCGTCCTAACTCATTTCTAAATCTTAATAAAGGATTACTCCATGAACCAGGTAAATTTATTTTTAGAGATGATACAGTAGAAGACCCAACAAGATACGCAGGTTGGGGTAATGGTTCTTTCCAACACACAGAAAAACACTATACCCAATTAAATCAAATGGGGATCCAATTAAAAGAATCAGAAATTGAGTGTATAACCTATAAAGAATTAATTGATGAATACAATATCAAAAATGTTGATTTATTTATTTTAGATGTAGAAGGAATGGAATTAACAGTTATAGAAGGAATGAAAGATTGTAAAGTTTTACCTACACATATGTTTGTAGAACATGAGCATGTAGGATTAAAAGAAACAGAAGATATGTTAAAGGAATTTGGGTATAAATTAGACTACTCAGATTTTTGTAATTCAATGTATATATTGTAACCTCTTATGAAAGACTTTAATCAAGTATATATCTCATCATGTGTAGGTCATTTTGGAAAAAAATATAAAGAAAAATGGGATTTAAAAGATTACAATGATCCATTTTCTCCTGCTGTGTTTTTTGGTTTATACCTCCAAGATGATATTCAAACAATGATTAATCATAAAGGTCCTAAAATTATAACTTGGGGGGGACATGATATGCATCCCCCACAATTAAATTTAATTAAACAGTTATTAAACCATGAAGAAATATATAATTGGGCCTACCCTGGAGCATTTTCAGATATGTTAACATCGCATGATATACCACATAAAAAAATATATATACCTTTTAAGAGTTATTCTAATTACAATCCTACTCCATTAGGGGAAAATATTTATGTTTATAAAGGAATTCATGGTAACAGACCAGATCACTATAAATGGGATGATGTTATTAAACCATTACAGCATGTTTTTGGTAAAGATCGTATTATATTTACTAACCACTTACCCATGGAGGAATTAATTGAAAAATATTATAAAGATTGTTTTGTTTATATTAAACCTAAATCAAAAGGAGGTTGTACTACAATGTTTGAGTTAGCTCATATGGGTATAAGAACATTAGGTAAAGGTATGGAAAACTTAGACTTATTTACAAAATATAAAGATTTAGATCATTTATTAGAGTTAATTATGGAAGAATCTAAATTTATAGGTAAAATAAGAAATAATATATCAAAATCCACCAAAGAAATTTTTACTGGGGATGAATGGCTAAATTTAAATTTTTGGAGAAAATGAAATTAATAGAATGCAGTAATGAATATTGGGAGTTTGTTAGAACTCTTAGAAATGATGAAAGAGTTCTAGATGGTTTTATAGAATCAACTCATATAACCCCTGAGATGCAAGTTAAATATATGAATAAATATTCAGACTGTTATCGCATTGGTATAGTAGAAACTCATACAGGAGATGCATTAATTAAAACCCCAGTAGGGTTTGTTGGGGTAATTGAAGATGATATTAGGATATGTACACACCCTAACCACCAAGGAAAAGGAGTAGGTAAATTTATGCTTAAAGAAATAATGAATATTTTCCCTACAGCCTATGGTAAAGTAAAAATAGATAATGAAGCATCTAAAAAATTATTTTCTAGCTTGGGGTTTAAAGAAAAATTTATTATATTCGAGTATGACAACTAAAACAAATTTAAAATCAACAGTAACAGTTAAGGGAAGATATGTTTCTCAAATTTTACATTTTATTAATGGAGAAAAAAGAACATTTAGTGATGTAGATACTCATTCTATTAAACAAGGTCAATTTACAAAGTTTGAAACTAAAGATGGTAGATTAGTAATGGTAAATGATAAGAATATACTTTGCATTGAAATAATAAAAGAAGAATAATCATGATACAATTAATTCCACTTCCACTCGAAGAAGATATTCAAAATATATTAACTTATTATTGGGGGAATTTTAATAAATTATTTCCAAATATACCTAAATCTCAATTTTTAAATTGGATTAATGAAGATACTTATGGGGGGTGGGAAGAAAGCACTCATGTGAATGCTGGTGGTCGTAGAGAATTAAAAATGTTATATGCTGTTATAAGAGCAACAAAACCAAAAAATATATTAGAGATAGGAACTTATGATGGATGTAGTACAAATCATATTTTATTAGCAGCAGAAAATAATAGTAAAGAGGGATTTGATTGTTCTGTAACCACAATTGATATCAATGATTATTTAAAAAATAAAAAATTACATAATTTCCCATTAAATAGAGTAATACAATCAAGTTTAAATCATTTAATGACTAATTCCCATTATGATTTTATAATGCAAGATGGAGATCATTCCCCCATAGTAGTTGATAAAGAATTACAAGTATTTAAAACTTTACCAAATTTAAAAACAGTTTGGTCACACGATTATTATTTAAGAGGAACATTAATTTCAACTTTTGAAAAAAATTCAAATATGTGGTCAAATCATTCACCATTTAAAGAGCCTTCATATAATGCAGGTTTTAATATAGGAATAATATGAAATATATAATATCCGGAACAGGGAGAAGTGGAACTAAATTGATCCATTCTGTATTAAGAGATTTAGGAGTTAGTATTGGGCGACATGAAATATCTTTAGGAGATAAGGGTGGTGTTGGGGGGTATAGAGTTATTCCTAAAATGAGTAAAAATAAAAATGACTATAAAATTATAGTCCAAATGAGAGAACCTCTTTTAACAGTTAATTCAATTTTAAAATCAACCCCAAGTGATTTCTTTGATCTGGGCTTAATAAAAAAAGATTTTAATGATATTACTAAATATACTTTACATGTTTGGTTTAAAATATATTCAACACTTTTAAATGATTGTGTTTTAAGTTATACTTTAGACCATTTAAATGATGGTAAAGTTAGCAAAGAATTAATAAAATTATTTAATATTAATTGCTCAAAAGAAGACTTTGATAAGCAGGTAAAAGAATCATATAATGCAGGTTCTAGAAACGCAAGACAAGGAGGCCCTAATTTATCATTAGACCAATTACAAGAAAAAGACCCAATTATGTTTAATCAAGCTTATAGTTTGTATAATAGTATAAAAAATGGTAAATAATCCTTACAAAATAGTAAAAATGTTTGAAGATGAAATTTCTCACTTCACTAATTCTCCTTATGTAGTAACTGTAGATAGCTGCACTAATGCTTTATTTTTAATATGTAAATATCTTAATGTAAAAGAAATAACTATCCCTTCTCAAACTTACTTATCTGTCCCTCAATCTATAATACATGCAGGGGGAGAGGTTATATTTGATAAAAGAGCAAAAACCAACCATTGGAGAGGAATGTATCAATTAAAACCTTACCCTATATACGATGCTGCAAAGAGATTTACATCTAATATGTACATCCCAGGTTCCTTTATGGCTTTATCATTTCATATAAAAAAACAATTACCTATATGGAAGGGAGGAGCTATATTATGTGATAATAAAGAAGCTTATGAATGGTTTAAAAAAGCAAGATACGAAGGTAGAAGTGAAAAATATTATAAAGATGATGATATTACATTTTTAGGGTGGAATATGTATATGACTCCTCAACAAGCTGCTCATGGTTTATCTATGATGCAAAATTATCCTGAACATAAAGAAGATTTACAAGAATTAAATGGTTATAGAGATTTAACAGAATTTACAGTATTTAAAAATAATAAAACTATAAATGATAAATAAAAAAATATTAGTCATAATCCCTATATATAATGTAGAAAAATATTTAGAAGGTGCAATTGAAAGTGTTATTCAACAAACCTATAAAAATTTTGAATTAGTTTTAATTGATGATTATTCTACTGATAATTCATACAAAGTAGCAAAATCATATGAACATTTAAACAATGTAACTGTATTAAAAAATGATAAAAATAGAGGATGTTATTACACACGAAATAGAGGATTAGAACTATTTTCAGATAAAGAATGGGATTATTTCACTATTCATGATGGGGATGATGTATCAGATGTTGAAAGGTTTGAAAAACTTATTAAATTCTTTAAAGACAATCCAAAGATAATAGGATCAAAGACCACAGCGGCAAGAGTTCATTATTCAACAGGAGAAGTAGATATTGAAAATGGAAAACCAAGAATACATCCTAGTGATGGTATTGCGTTTTACACTAGAAAAGCCTTTGATACTATAGGATATTTTGATAATACTAAATTCTCAGGGGATACTGATTATTTATGGAGATTACAAGCTTGGATTCAAACTAATAAAAAAGAAGATATATTAAAGGATCATATTGAATGTCTTTATATAGCATATATTAGAGAAGATAATTTAACAATTAGTTTTCCTATTAGTGGAAAAGATAGACAAGATTATTTTAGAAAGATAGCAAATGATATAAATAACATAATGATTCCTAATAATAATTTTTATAGAGAAATTTTTTAAAATATTTATACATGAACCCTCAAATACACCTTACTATGAATAAAGATAAAGAGAGAGAGGTAACTCCAATAGAAATTACTTATAATACTAAAAAAGATTTAGATGAATTAGCTTCAAGCGATCAATTTAAATCATTTATATTAAAACGTACATTAGAGGAAATCGAGTTTGCCTTAGAAAATAATTTGGAAAAGATAGAAATTTTTAATATATTTAACTTGTCTTTAATCATAGAACTAGAGAGAAAAAACTTTAAAAGTGTATTAGATAAAGTTATGGATTCATATGTTAAAGATGAAGATTTTGAAAAATGTAATCAAATTAAAAAATTAATAAATAAACTATGACTCAATACAAATATTATTTCATATCAGATACATCTAAGGAAGCAGTAGGTAAAATCAAAGCAAACACAGAAAAAAAAGCAATTGAAAAGGCCGCAGCTAAAAAGAAATTAAGTATTGAACATTTTTTAGAGTTATTTAACGTAGAAGAAGTATAATATGTCAAAAAAAGATATAAATGACCCTTGGGGCGATGACCTAAAAAATTTATTTAAAGGAATATTAGGATCAGAAGTAAAAATTAAAGATAATATTGATGCTACTGAAGAAAAAGTATTTTGTTTATTTATAAAAAAGTTAGATGAAACTTTTGAAATGGAAAATAAAGTATATGAAACAGCAGGTATAGACCTAAATAAAGTAAATGATGGTCTATGGTTTGTAGTCGAAAATAGTTTTAGATTTTTATACGGAGAATTAGCTACCGAATTAATTGTTTGGTATGTTTTTAATAGAAAAGATGAAAATGGAGAAATAGAATATTTAGAAGATGAAGATGGAAAAAAATATATTCTTGATACTCCTCAAAAACTATGGAAACAAATAAAAGGAAGATATAGAACAGGGGATGAACCTCCTCTAACATCTTTTTAAAAGGTTACATATAATTATAAGTTATGGAAATGATAAAATGCATAAAATGTAAAAACGATATGCCTAAATTAAGATTAGAAAAATTTGGGTATAAAAAATGTGTTAATTGTTCTGATGTATCTTCATACAGAGCTATTAATACCACAAATGGAACAGGTGATCATACTTGGAATGATATTCAAATAGTCACTCAAGAACAATATGATCAATATCAAGGTCAACATAGTTCTAATTTTGATAAAATTGAAGAAAGTAAAGAAGATAATAACCTACAAGGACCCCTTACTATTATAAAGACAGATTAATGCCTAAACCAAAACCATTAACAAAAGAAATGATTTTGGCTGCTATGAATAAGACTAAGTCTAACAGAGCAGGTGCAAGGTATTTGAATGTTTCTTACCAACATTACAAAAAATGGGCTAAATTATATGAATCAGATAAAGAAGAATATAAATCACTATTTGATGAACATTTAAACCAAGCAGGTGTAGGCATTCCTAAATTTTTAAATGGTGGAGGGAAAGAGCCACCTTTATTAGATATAATAGAAGGTAGAGTAGATGCATCTTCATTCTCACCAGAAAAAATCAAATATAGATTAGTTACAGATGGACATTTAGAAGAAAAATGTAATAGTTGTGGGTTTCAGGAAAGAAGAGTATTAGATTATAAAATGCCTTTACTTTTACATTTTAAAGATAATAATAAAAAAAACTACAGGAAGGAAAATATTCAATTTCTTTGCTACAATTGTTACTATTTATCAATAGGCGATTTATTTACTAATAAACAAATTGAAGGAATAGAAGATCATAAACCCGTTAGTCAAGGAGAAGTAGATTGGGAAGTAGACGATTACACCAAACAAAGATTAGAAGAATTAGGTTTAGGAGATATAGACGACAATGATGAATATGATATAATTTCAAGAATATGAAAAAAAGGAAACACGATAAACTTATTAAAGACTACGATGCTCAAAAATCTAGACATTTAGAAAAACTGGCACAAAAAATGTTAGATGAGGATGAAAAATTTAATAAATTAAGAAATAAAAAAATTAAAGGAGATTTTTTAGATAAATTTTAACAGGACCTTCATATGGCGTACTCAGTAAACATAGCAACATTAGATGATTTGACTAGTCTATATACTAAAGATTTAGAAATATCTCAGGCTATTGCTACTACAATTTTAAAAAATTTAGATACAACAAGAAGATGGGTCCCAGCATTAGAAATTTATGTAGAAAAAAGTGATAAAACAATTAATTACACAGTTGACAGAGAAAGCTTTATACCTGTCCTTGAAAAATGCTTAAAATTACATGAAATATTTGAAGAATATGAATTATGTAAAGTAATAAATGATGCAATTAATAAATTAAAAACAAATAAAAATGGTAAAATTAAAAAACGGTAGCCCCGAAGTTGGTAGAAAAAAAAGACCGGGTGTGCATTCAAAATCAAAAACATCCAAGTTAAAAAGTTCTAAAAATTATAAAAAATTATATAAAGGACAAGGAAAATGAAAAATATTAAATTAATATTACTATTTATCTTAACAATTTTATTAGCACTCATTCCGGGATGTGCTAAATACCAAGTAATACAAGAGTTAAGACCAAATATGTACCATCTCTATCATCCAAAAGAAGGTGCAGTAGTTATATTAACTAAAGATAGTTTAGTAGTAAATAAGTACTACAAATTAAATAAAATAGATAAGTTAAACGAAAAATAAAATTATGAGCATAAATTCACCAAAGCAAAATGCTAGGCAAACAGATGAATGGAGAGAATGGTTATTTAAAACATACAAAAGAAAACCAGTAAAATCAAATCCTAAGTTTGGTAAAAGAAAATAAAAGACTTCCGCGTATGCATTTGGCTCCCACAGGGAGCCTTCGTATATTTACAACGTAAATAAAAATAATAAAGGTTATGAATTCAGTTGAAAAGAGTGCACAAATAGGAAGATTAATACAACATTTAGAAAAAGAAAGAAAATCAATGCTTGATATGGCTGATGGGTTAATTGATTTACATCCACGTCTTTTAAAAGGAT